AATGGAATGCGTGTAAGAATACCTTCTATCTTATCCTTTTCCGCTTCATTACTTGCCGGTTATTTTTTTGGCTTCCTACATGAGTTCATCAAGAGGGAAGATATATTTTCCACTTTTCAAAAAGGTGACGTCCATTTGCGCGAGTTATCGCATTTTCAACAGGAGAAAGACCACACATTTTGTGAGTTAGACTATCTAAAATCTACAGATCGTCCCCCTGTTCGAAACGTCATCGATTTCGTTAAAAGTTTATGTTTCTTTCCTTCTGGTATTGTTGAATACCTCTTCGGTATATGGTTTCAGTCCGAAGATGATTATCATGTTCCTGTTTCTTCTACGATGCCCAGCGTGCACTACGACTTCCGTTTCAGAATCTCGATCCACAAAATCACATACCGTCTCATACCTAAGACAGGTTTTTTTGTTCGTCGAGGTTTCCGAATGGGAATGCGTGGTGCATTTCCGGTACTATGTTTGTTAAATAGACGTCTCGCCAATGTTTATGCTGTCAATATTCGTTTTTATTACTTCGTTGGTGATGATGCTTTGGTTTATTTACACAAGCGTAACGTACAATCGTATGCTGAAAATGTTACGAGAATATTTGAGTTATCGCTCGAGAAATCGAAATTCCAAGAATCGTGTGGCCATATCGCTTCGTACTATCTTTACTTTAATGATCATGGCGAGTTAACTGTATCCGGCAGATACAAGATGAACCTTTTTCTGGCTCTACCTCTAGCAGAATTAGTCTTCACTGTTTGTTCATCTATCCGATCTTCCATCGGTTCCCTATTTCATAGGGAATTTTATACGTATGCCGAACGTTTACTCAAGCCATATTTCATAAAGCTTACGAAATTTTACGATATTGATATTTGTGATGGTGTCTTCTTTTTCCCAGAAGATTTTAAACTGAATGTAGACATTAAGAATGGTTCAAAGCGGATGTTTATTCGTCCGTCTACGGCCATCTTAAATCAGATTTTGCCTTATATTGACTTCAGTTCACAACATCATATGAAAGTCCGCGATCTTGCGATAGCAGTTTTTAAGAAGGATGGTTATTCGGGTCATCTCCGTATAGATACGAAAGACTTAAAACTTAACATGAACAATTTTAGTTCTCGTGTCCACTTCGACGACCCTCGTTTTTCCAATTCCTTTTTGGTTCCTGTGAAGGAATCAAATTTTAAAGAGTTTAAGCAGGGCTTACGCCCCCGTGTCCCAATGATAAATAGCATTGTAAAGTTTATTCCAGGCGGGATGTTAAATCCATCCGCGCCTTGATGCACTAATAAATCTCTTTGTTTTGTGTTTTTTT